TGACATTCACGACGTTGAAACAAGACGTGCAGCGCTACCTTGAGCGCGGCAATACGCTTGCGTCCGACCCGATTGTCTTTGAGCAAATCCCACGTTTAATCAACCTCGCCGAGCGCCGCATCGCCCGCGAGCTAAAGATCGAAGGCTTCATCAACGTCGTGACTGGCACGCTCTCTGCGGGCCAGTCTGTCTACCCAAAGCCTGATCGCTGGCGCGATACGGTGTCGATGAGCATCGGCATAGGCGCGACGTTGGACAACCGCAAAGTCTTGTTCGCCCGCGTCTACGAATATCTGCGGTCCTATTGGCCGAACGCGTTGGAGACGGACACGCCTCTGTTCTACAGCGACTATGACTACAGCCACTGGCTGCTTGCGCCGACACCAGACGCAGAATACCCATTCGAAATCCTGTATTACGAACTGCCGCCATTGCTCGACGAGAGCGTGCAGACAAACTGGATTACAGAATACGCCCCGCAGCTCTTGCTTTATGGCACGCTGGTTGAGGCAACGCCGTTCCTCAAGAACGACGAACGCATCCCAGTTTGGCAGAACATGTATGACCGCGCGGCGGCAATGTTGAACGGCGAAGACCTCGCCAAAATCTTAGACCGATCCGCCGTGCGCAAGGAGGCGTAATAATGTCCACGTCATTCACTCAAGTCTTCGGCGGTACGACGATTTACCCCTCAGACGTATCGTATCTGGCCCTCGCGCTGACCAGCGACATCACCCTTGAGTGGCCGCTTGAAGCCACCACCGGCAACAATGTCGTCGCACGCATCATCGACATCACGCCAACAGGCCCGTTCACGATAGCCCTGCCTGACGCGATGTCAGTTGGCGTCGGCCAGACAATCCTATTCAACAACCTCGGCCCCGACACAATCACGGTCGATAACGCCGCCGGTAACGCAATCCTGAGCATCGGCGCGGGTGAGCAGTGGCAGTGCTACCTCATCAGCAACACCACCGTCGGCGGTGTCTGGCGCACGTTCCGCTACGGCGCTGCCGTGGCGCAAGCCCAAGCCGCCGCACTGGCTGGCGCTGGTCTGGTCGCAGACGGGTCGGAACTCGCACAGAATTACGAGGTCATCGACTTCTCCATCACACCATACAATCTCACGGCTCCTGACCGCGCACGGGTCTTCGTTTGGGGTGGCGGCCTCGGCACATTGAACTTGCCCACCGCCGTTGCCGCTGGCGATGGTTGGTTCGTGCAAGTCCGCAACGGCGGTCAAGGCGACTTGACTGTCGATCCGTCTGGCACCGAGCTTATCAACGCCGCGTCCACGCTGCGCTTGCAGCCGGGCGACAGCGCCGTAATCGTAAGCGACGGCGTGCAGTGGTACACCATCGGCCTCGGTCAGCAGGCGGTCTTCGCCTTCGACTACACGACCATCGCCGTCACTGGCGGCACGTATACGCTTGCTGGTTCTGAGCTGAACCGTATCGCGTACAAGTTCACAGGCACACTGGCGTCTAACGCCAACATCGTTGTGCCTGCGACGGTGCAGCAATACTGGGTCAACAACGCCACGACTGGCGCGTTTACGCTCGGCGTCAAGACGGCCAGTGGCACGGCCACTCTGGTCGCACAGGGTGAGACTGCTATCCTGTATTGCGACGGCACGGAAATCATCTCCGCGACCACATCCGCCCCGTTTGCGGGCGTCCTCTCGGTGGCGCAGGGTGGCACAGGTGCGAGTAACGCACCGTCGGCCCTGACCAACCTCGGCGGCACGGGCATCGGCACCGCCGTCTTCACGGCATCCACAACGGCTGCGGCGCGTTCCGCCATCGCGGCGGCTGCCTCTGGCGCTAACTCCGACATCACATCGTTGTCTGGCCTCACGACGCCACTGAGCGTTGCGCAGGGTGGCACGAACGCCACGACGGCTGGCGCTGCGCGCACAAGCCTTGGCGCAGCCGCAAGCGGCTCAAACGCAGACATCACCGCGCTGACCAACGCGGCAGGCATCCAGATTGGCGCGCCTACCGCTGGAGCGCAGGGCGCGGGCACCATCAATGCCACGGGCCTCTTCATCAACGGCGTGGGCGTCGGCACCGGTTCAGGCTCGGTGACGAGCGTCGCGATGACCGTCCCCTCGTTCCTGTCCGTAACTGGCTCGCCAGTAACGACTTCAGGCACGCTGGCCGTGTCGCTGTCGGGCACTGCGCTACCTGTCGCCAACGGCGGCACAGGTCAGACATCCTACACCGACGGGCAGTTGCTCATCGGTAACAGCACAGGCAACACGCTTACGAAGGCGACCCTGACGGCTGGATCGGGCATCAGCATTACGAACAGTGCGGGTGGCATCACCATCACGTCCACCGCTGGCGGTGGTACAGTTACGTCAGTGGCCGCGTCGGGAGGCACAACAGGTCTCTCGTTTACCGGCACGCCCATCACCACATCAGGCACACTGACACTCGCGGGCACGCTCGCGATAGCGTCTGGGGGCACTGGCGCGACCAGTGCCTCCGGCGCGAGACTTAACCTCGGTGCGGCTGGCTCTGGCGCGAACTCTGACATCACATCACTTGCTGGCCTGACCACCGCTCTGTCCATCGGACAAGGCGGTACCGGCGCGACCGACGCAGCCACCGCACGTGCAAACCTCGGCGCGGGGACGGGCAACGGCACCGTCACCTCAGTCAGCGGCACAGGCTCGGTAAACGGCATCACGCTCACCGGCACCGTCACGTCGTCTGGCTCTCTCACCCTCGGCGGCACGCTGTCTGGCGTCAGCCTCACGACGCAAGTCAGCGGCACGTTGCCTATCGGTAACGGCGGTACAGGCGCGACATCCGCAGCGGCGGCCTTGTCATCCCTCGGCGCTTACCCCGCGAGCAACCCGTCAGGCTTTACGAGCAATACTGGCACGGTCACTTCGGTCTCTGGATCAGGAGGCACAACAGGCCTCACCCTGACTGGCGGCGCAATCACAACGTCGGGAACGCTGACGCTCGGCGGCACGCTCGCTGTCGCCAACGGCGGTACAGGCGCAACCGATGCGGCAACTGCTCGGTCTAACCTTAGCGTTCCCTCGGCTACTGGTTCTGGTGCGTCGGGCACTTGGAGCATAAGCATCAACGGCAACGCGGCGACCGCCACCTCGGCTACGACTGCTGGGTCCGCCACCTCGGCAACTACGGCTGGCTCGGTCACCAATGCGGTAACTTTCAACAATACCGGCGGGGCAGCGGCGGGCACGACGTTCAACGGGTCGGCAGCACGCACGATTGACTACAGCACCGTTGGTGCTCCTAAAGCAGACGGCACAGGCGCATCTGGCACTTGGGGTATTAACATCAGCGGCAACGCGGCGACTGCCACATCGGCAACGTCGGCGACCAGCGCGACGTCCGCCACTTCAGCGACAACCGCTACAACGGCGACCACCGCAAACGCGCTGAACACAAGCAACAACTATCAGGTCAACAGCCTTGGCGTTGGCACTGCTGGTTCAGGCACTACCGGTGAAATCCGTGCGACCAACAACGTCACGGCGTTCTATTCGTCCGATGCGCGTCTGAAAGAGAACGTGCGTCCGATTGAGAACGCCCTCGACATCGTGACGACAGTCGGCGGCAAGACGTTCGATTGGACCGATGCCTACATCGCAGAGCATGGCGGCGAGGACGAATACTTCGTAAAGAAGTCCGACTTCGGTGTCATCGCGCAGGACGTGGAGGCAATGTTCCCACTTGCTGTCCGCAAGCGCCCAGACGGGACACTGGCCGTTGACTACGAGAGGCTGGTCGCCGTGGCATTCGCGGCCATCAAAGAGTTAAAGGCGGAACTGGACGAGCTACGGGGAGCTAAGTAATGACGCTTAACTCTTCAGGCCCAATCAGTCTGGGTGGCAGCACTGCGGGGCAGTCCATCAACCTTGAGTTGGGTAAAGCTGCTACCGCCACGGTTTCACTGAACGACACCGACGTCCGCACGCTGGCGGGCGTTGCGTCTGGCGCTATTGTCATGCCGACCAACTTCTACGGCAAGAGCAATGTCCTTATTACTTTCAGCGATTACGGCGTTTTCGCTGCGGGTTTTGGGTATTCCGAAGCAGCGTACGCAATTTTCGGTGCTGGTGCCGCCATCGGCCAAGTATATGAGGCGCTTAACGGCGGCTCTTATATGTATGTAGAACAGTGGTGCACACCAACCAGCCAAGGTGGAAACTACGAAGTTTACGCTAGTGTGACAGCCGGTTCGGTTACTGGCACGGTTAACACTTGGATAGCGACGACTGGTAACCCCGCTTGGCTCGTAGATATTTCTGGGTCAGGAAACTCTGCGTATGCCCAACTAGCCTTCCAAGTTCGCCGCACTGGCACTGCCACGGTGCTTGATACGTGGACCGTAGACCTCAACGCGGAAGCTCTATAATGCCCGAACAAATCGTACAGATACGCTCCGCCCCCGGCATTAAGCGGGACGGAACCAAGTTCGAGGGCGACCAGTACGTTGACGGCCAGTGGGTCCGCTTCCAGCGTGGGCTGCCACGTAAGATTGGCGGCTACCGCTCGATCAACAAGTTCCTGCGCGGCCTGCCGCGTGCGCTGCATGAGTATACGCAGGACTTGCTGACATATGTCCACGCCGGATCGGCTGACCGCCTTGAGCGTTTCTTCATCGACGCCACATTCAACACGAGCGTCATAACTGACCGCACACCCTCGTCGGGTTTCACCGTAGACGACGGCAATATGTGGCAGTTCGCCACGGCATACGACACGACCAACGGTAACCAGATTGTCGCGCAAGTCGCGCCGAACCTCGGCTGCATCTGCAACAGCGACGGCGGCGCGCTCTTCGTCGGCGACCTCCTCGGCACAAGTGTGTTGACGGAAGTTACCACGGTGCCTGCAAACTTCAGCGTCACTGGCGGCGTCGTCACGCTGCCGCCTTACACGTTCGCCTTCGGTAACGACGGCTACGCGGCGTGGTCCGTGCCCAACGATCCCGCCGACTTCACAAGCTCTGGCGCGGGCAATGCCTACATCACAGGCCAGAAAATCGTCAAAGGCATGCCACTGCGCGGCGGTCCCGGCAACAGCCCCTCCGGCCTGTTTTGGTCGGCGGACAGCCTCATTCGTGGCACTTACGTTGGTGGCACGGCGGTGTTCCAGTTCGACACCATCAGCACGCAGTCGTCAATCTTGGCAGCCAACAGCGTCATCGAGTACGACGGCATCTTCTACTGGATTGGCACCGACCGCTTCCTGATGTTCAACGGCGTCGTGCGCGAGGTCGAGAACAATCTAAACCTCAACTTCTTCTTCGACAACCTGAACTATGCGCAGCGCCAGAAGGTGTTCGCGTATAAGGTTCCGCGCTTCGGCGAGATATGGTGGTGCTTCCCGTTCGGCGACAGCCTCGAACCGAACCATGCCGTCATTTACAACGTCCGTGAGAATACGTGGTACGACACCGAACTGCCCAATGGTGGTCGCGGTGCGGGCCTCTTCCCCGCCGTGTTCAGCAAGCCGCTCCTGTCTGGCGTCGAGCCACAAGAGGCCGAAGCCGTTACGGCTGCGGTGGTTGCGGGCGGCACAGGCTACGCCGTGGGCAACACGCTCACCGTTGTAGGGGGTCTGGGTCAAATCGACACGGAGTTGACGGTCACGACCATCGGTGGTGGCGGCGTTATCACTGGCGTCTCTATCAGCAACGCAGGGCAGTATGCCGAAATACCGACCAACCCAGTCAGCGTTACTGGCGGAGCGGGTTCCGCCGCGACGTTTAACCTGACGTTCGACAATCCGTACAAGTTCTGGGTTCACGAGGTGGGCACGGACGAGATTGACGGCCTGACGCTGAACCCAATCCAGTCGTTCTTCGAGACCGCCGACCTGTCGTTGCCTGTCACAACGCAAGTCAACAAGTCGCTTCAGGCACTGATGATCGAACCAGACTTCGTCCAGAGCGGCGACATGACGGTTCAGGTTATGGGCCGTGCGAACGCCCGCGCACCTGAAGTCAACGGCATTATCATGACGTTTGTTGAAGACCCGCAGACGCCGCAGGAGCAGGTCGTCTTCCTCAAGACGCAGCGCCGCGAACTGCGCTTCCGCTTCGAGAGCAACACCCTCGGCGGCGACTATCAAATGGGCCTCGTGCTTGCGCACGTCCAGCCCGGCGATGGCACGACACTGGGATGATCGACCCTCGCGGCATGACTTGGCAAGACTGGGCCAGTTCGGTTATACTGTCGGTCAACGACGCGTGGGCGTTCGGCACGCCCCCCGCAGAGGCGGAGTGGCAAGGCTGGGCTATAGGGCTGTTGCGGGCCTCTCCTTTTGCGCAACAAATTATTCCCGATCCATATCAGTTCTCGGATTGGCGTGAGTGGGGAATGCGTGTATATCCAATGCTCGAAGGTAAAAGCTCATGAACTACATCCCCGGCTTCAGCAACTATCTGGAAACGTCCGTGCCGCGCTACGCCGTAGGCGGACGTGTGATGGATGGCGAGCGCATGATGTACGACATGGACCGTTACGGCGAGCCTATGATGTACGACATGGGCGGCTACGGTGACGGTGACACGCGCGGCTACAGCGAGCCGTATCAGTACGTTAATCCGTATCAATACAACGAGCCGGTCTACAGCGAACCTGTCTACAGCGCGCCGTACGTCGATCCAATTATGTACGGCGCTGCCGCAGATCAGTACGTCGAGCCTATCATGAACGCGCCACGCGAAGCGGCTGTTATGCCGATGACGACCGAGGCTGCGCCTGTTCCTGCGGCAACGCCTGATTACAATTCAGACTTCATGAATACCATGCGCGCTTCAGGTATGTCCGAAGCCGATCTAGCGGGCTTGGCTAACTTTTCCGGTTTCGATAACAGCCTGTACGGGTTGAACTTTGCTTCCAACTTCGGCGGGGGCGGTGGGGGTAACAACATGTACCCCGAAGACCCCAACTTGCAATACATCAGCGCACCACTATCGAACAAAGGCAACGCCACCTCGCAGACGGGAGGCAACACCTTCGCGGTGCGGGCCGACCAGCCTGTACGCCTCGTTGACCACCGCACCAACCAGATCGTGTTCGAGGGCACAGGTTTCGACGCCGCGCGCAAGGCAACTGAATTAGGTCAAGGCCTGACGAACCAGTTTGGTCGCAAGGCGAACTACAGCATCCAAACCGCAGACCCGACTGGTAACTACTCGACCGTCGCGTATGAGAAGAAGAACAAGAGCACGCTGGGCAAGATTGCCAACGTGGCAGGCACCTTGCTGCCGCTGGCGATGATCCCGCTGACTGCGGGCGCGTCGGCAGGCTCGCTTCTTGCAAGTACTGCGGGTAAAATTGGTCTTGGGACTGCCCTCGGTGCCGCAGGCGCGGGCCTAAAGGGTGACAACATTCTCAAGGGCGCGGCGATGGGCGGCCTCTCCGCCGCTGGTGGCGCTCTCCTCGGCGGCCCTATAGGCGATATTGGGGCGTCGAACCTCGGTCTTAAAGCGGGCACCGCGATTGGTACGGGCCTCGGCGCAACAGCAGGCGGCTTGGCCACGGGCCAGAGCCTGAAGAACTCACTTCTTGGTGGCGTCGCTTCTGGTGCGCTTAGTTACGTCACGCCCGACATAGCTAAAGGACTTGGCATAGGCCAAACGCCTGCCACGAGTGCCAGCACTAGCGGCGGTGGTGTGCCAACCTCGGATATTGTGGTTAGCGGATACGCCCCAACTAGCATAGGCACCACTCTCGGCGGCTCGCCTAACAAAATTCAAAGAGCATTGGGTCAAGGGACTGAAGCCCCGTATGACGGCATTACGGCCATCGGCGAGAGGATCGGCAACCCGTTTGGTGTTAACCTTGGTGGCAACCAGTACGGCGCGCCCGGAGAGGACCAATCCGCGTTCGACCGACTGACCCAACCAGAACCTGCGCCCGAAATGCCAGTCGAAGACATCATCAAGGTTACCGGTCAAGTTCCGGGGGCTGTTACGCCCTACGCTCCGATAGCGGGCTTTGACGGTCCGGGTCTTTCGCCGGAAGTAATCAACAAGATTGACCAACCGGCAGCAGACACGCCTACCGAAGAAGAAATCCTTGTTCAGGCGCGCAAGGGGTTTGACCCCGTAAGCATAACTGCGCCATTACCTACCGACTTTCTGCCAACAGGCGGTTTGCCTAAACCAACGGTTGACGTTACTGACACCGTTTCGCCGGAAGAAATCCTTGTCGAGGCACGCAAGCCTCTTGCGCCAATCTCGCCCGGCCTCTCCCCTGAAGTACTTCGCGCGGTTGAAGGGCCAGTAAGTGAAAAGCCAGCTACTGACGAAATCGTCGTTACCGGACAGCGTCCGGGGGCTGTTACGCCCTACGCTCCGATAGCGGGCGTCGAGACACCTATGCCTGACATGGCTGAGACGCCTGAAGAGGCCGAAGCTAAGAGAAAGAAGCTCGGCCTCGAAGAGTACCTGCGCATCGCGGGCCTCATCTCCGGTTTAGTCGGCGGCGGTGGTGGCGGTGGCTCAGGCCAAACTGGAACATACGGCGGTGGCGGCACAGGCCGCTTGAACCCGATATTCTCGGCCAAGCTGCCATCCGCAGGCGGCCTTGGCTCTATCGGCGCGACCCGCACAGCGCGTCCGATGGGCGACGTAGATTGGCTGACTTACGGCACGCGGCCTGAGCTTAACTTCTTCGACTACGCGGCGCAGAATAACCCTGCGCCTATCACCACACCTATTCCAAACGAGCCGAGAGGCCCGTCGATGTACGCCCCTGACGTTGACAACATGCGTTTCGCAAAGGGCGGCTCGTCCAAGCGCAGCGAATTTGCAGTCAACGGCCCCGGCACTGGCCGCAGCGACGACATCCCTGCGGTGCTGTCCGACGGCGAATATGTGATCGACGCCGAGACTGTTGCCCTGCTGGGTGACGGGTCGAATAAGGCTGGCGCAAAGAAGCTGGACGAGCTTCGAGTTAAAGTTCGTAAACACAAGGGTCAGAAGTTGGCAAAGGGCCGTTTTAGTGCTAACGCCAAGAAGGCCG